AATGAGATCACCTGTTAGCCGCATAATTTGATACCCAATCAACCGTCAGAATGATAGACGGAATGGCTGGAATGTTCCCGCTGGCGGCAACGTAGGGAATAATCACGTTAGTGTCGGTGGCCTGCCAAGCCAACTCAAAGTAGTCATTGGCTTCTACGACAAGGACAAAGTTCCAAGCAGCCACGATCTCATTGTTAGGACCATCAATGACAATTTTGGTAGCAGAATCGGGAAGATTTACCCCATTGATTCTGGGCCAAATATAGACCGCACTAGCCGAACCGCCAGCCTTGTCCAACTGCGCCGAGAACTGAAAGTTGTAAACCCCGGTATCCGCAAGATAGATCTTGGATGTGGGAACCCCGCGAGAAACCTGAAACTCGGTTACGACCGAATTAAAGGTAAACAGGTTGACAGTATCCGCTACCGGATTGGTCTGGGTAGTGGTGTCGTAGTACGAGGCATGCGCTGTAGGTGATGTCAGCCGGTTTGAGACGGCTGCAAAATACAGACGCAGGACGTTCGCGAACTGATCCTGATATCGCCGCTCGTATGTTTCGGCAGCGACCGGAAGGTTTGGAGGGGCTAGTCCGCGAGGTGCGCCCATTACCGTTTACCATCCGGGCGAATGTCGAATCTCATCGCACCCATCTGCCATGCCACACCCAGTGCAGTCGATGCAATGCGGAACGCAATCTGTCTGGCACGAACACGGGTGTAGACCTGTTCGGTGTACTGCTCAATCGGAAGAACGACTGTCGCTGTCACTGCATCGGAATCCGGTGTGCCGTAGGCAGAACCCGGATAGTTTCTGGGATACAGAGACAACGTCACCGCCGGAGTGCTGGTACTAGATCCCAGAAACTTCACGTCCGGAATGATTCTGGATACAAACTGGAATGATTCACCGTCCCCGATATCGAAGTCTGAGGATTCAATGAAGCATTCAATTGGCTCAGGGGTTCCCGTCGAAACATCGTCCCAGCCGACTTCGTGGAACATCACCTGATTCGGCGCGACAAACGCGACTTCAGTATCGATAGTGTGCGAAGCAGCAGTTGTACCGCCAACACCGCGAACACAACCGGTAAGAGTATTATTACCAATGCCGGTATAACTAATCTTCTCCGAATCAATTTGAACGATTCCAGAATTGGGATAGGACGATGCATTGATGAGAGAGATAGTGGTAATTGAAGAATCAATGGCGGTATCCAGATAACTGGTCTGAATGCCAAAAGCCATCATGGCGTTCTTGCGAATCGTCTGAGGTGCAAATGCGGAACGGTTTAAACTACCGTATGTCCAGACACCTTCAAGATAATTGAACACCGCAAAACTATCGTTGACATAACTGTCTGTGGATGGATAGAACCACCACACCTCGCTGAACGCCTCGTTGTTGCCGCAAGTAACCTGAGCAATCTGATCTTGATTCAGGGTGCTGAAGATATGCTGGCGAATAGTGCAAGGCAGTGTGTCAACGCGACCGTTGTAGACGAAGAACTTATCGGTTCCCATCCAGTAAACGGTATTGTTGATAGAAGCAATTGCGTTCTGGGATGCAATGGAAATGTCTTGGTCAAGGAGATTGAATCCCCAGACAAACGGCGGACCTAGATACTGCATGGAGAACACAGCAGTATCGGTTAGTACCAAGATTTCCTGACGAGTAGAAATACCTGCAACGATCTCAGATCCGCTGGATATGCGGCGCTCACCAGACTGATTAGTGACTTCGGGAACCCATTCCCATGGATTCTCTTGATCTGACCAGCGAACCAACAGGGGATCGAAGTCAGTTGTAAAATCAATCGGGCTATAAGGATTGGAACCCAGAGCGATAGTAAAATCGTTCAGCGGTGATCCGATAACCAAGTTGGTTTGTGGTGGAACATGCCGACCGGCGTAACTGAAATCAACGGCAGTCAACGTCAATGAAGATGTAGTGGCTGCAGAGATAGTGACAGACTGACCGCCAGTCCATGACGTGGTGACATAGGTTCCATCGGCAATACCGCTACCAGACACCACTGATCCGGTGTTAATGCCAGTCGCATCGGCTACGACAATCGTGGTTGCGCCTGATGCTGCAGTGGCTACTGTCGAAAACTTGGTAATAGTATCGGCTTTATCAGCCAAACTAATGGCTCTGGTCCATGTCGTGGTATCTAAAGTCCAGTAATAGATTGACCCTCGCCGTTCAGCGAATATCAGGTCATCACCAAAGTTGAACTGCGACCAGAGCCGTAGCGGAACGCCTTGAGGATCAGATGATCCCCAGCCTCCAAAGCCCCATGGAGGTCCGCCCCAGCCAACCTGTGTCGTGTAAACGGCTGGACCAGCATCAATCTGAAACGAACTAACGACATGAGAGCCGCCACCGGTAACGGTAGATGCGGCAATCGATGGGCCGAAGATGGTAAAGGTATCTGAGCCGGGAACAGATATGACTTCGTATTGGCCATTGATCAGCAGAGTCGATGCGCCAACAACGAAAGAACTGGCTCCCGTGAACGTGACATAGGAGCCAATGGTGGTGCCATGGGCCGTTGATCTAACGACAATGCTCCGGCTGCCGGAGGTAGTCGTAAAAGGATCAAGGGTTAGGCTGGCCGTGCTGGCAACGGGGGTAATATCGTTGTAAGTACCGCCCAGTTCTACATAGTATTTCTGATTGGTTCCAACGCCAAGCAAGTTCTGGCCAGCGATAGCCACCCAGTTCCACAACGAACGGGGTACGCCCTCAAATGATCCGCCAGTGGAACTCTGATTAACCCAGCCGCCAATCTTCTGGGCGTATCCGCCACGGAAACGAACCTTGTCCACCGAGAAGAACCCGCCTTCGTTGGCGTAGTTCGTGGTCTCTCGGTTGACACCCGGCTTGAATATAATCTTGGACAGCGGCATCACGCTACTCCAGACAAATACAACGCACGTTCATCATTGCGCCGTTTAACCAGTCCGGGCAATACCCGTCCACCTGCTTTCGTCCATTTCAGGAACTCGTCAGCAGCCTCTTCCAGTTCCCCGCGATTGGTCTTCATCCGAAGGGAAGAGCGTTGGAGATTGCCGAGACCCACGTTGAAGGCAAAAGATACGAGAGCATCAAGGACTCCCTGACGGCCAACAGCAGCAGGGCAAAGTCGAACCACGCCACGCTCAAACCGGCCAAGGTCTTGAGAAAGTATCCGGTCCACCTCGTCCATCGTGAGAACCCGGTCCCAGCCATCGGGTATCGGTAGATTCCGGCGCTCCTCATACTTCACCGTCGCGTGGGTTGGATCGATCACATGGCCGACACCGACAGTCCACAACAATGCAGGGCAGCGATAAGGCTTAGTCCTTACGCCCTCATGATGTTTAATCATGTCGATTGCAGCCTTGGAGACTTTCACTTCTTTCCGAACGCCTGTGTTCCAAACCAGAACGCAATAATTGAAGACAGGATCAACATCTCGTCATCCGAAAAAATATTCTCCATCGCAATCGCAAACGGGATACCTGTCGTGTAGGCGTACCAGACCCCCGCAATATTGAGAGCAACCAGTTCCAATACGAAGATGTAGGTGACTACCGGACGCACAGAAGCGCGAAGGTTAATCATCCACTGAGACGCTCCCTTACCAATTGCAATGTCGTGCTGATATAAGGCTTGACGCTCTTCGCCTGCCGTCTGGGTTTGGATCTGCTCCAACTTGATCTCTTCAACCCGAGCCTGAGCAAGGAAGCCCTTCTCAGCCAAAGCCAACTCGCGCTCTTTCTGAGCCGCAACCAAGGCCAACTCGTGCTTCTTGTCCTGTCGGTCTTGAAAGATTTGCAGGATCTTGGGTAGTCCACCTGCGAGGAACGACAGGAAGGTTGAGAGCATCGTCATCATGGATGCGTCCTCTTGTACTCATCGAACTCGGCTTTGAGTTCTTGGATGGCTTTGATTAGCGGGGCAATCAACTCTTCATATCCAAGCGACAACACAGCATCGCCACCTTTAATGCTGTGGTCTTGATAACCGCCAAAATCCACACCCATTGAGTCCATTGTGGCTTTGAGTTCTTGAGCAACCAAACCATAGTGGAATCGGTTGCGCTTATGTGTACCGTCGTGCGTCAAATTGGCAAGTTTGCAAGCCTCATACCACGCATCCCATTCAGATTGCGGGGCATCATAATCTGGTTTTTTTGGTCGATAATCTTCTCGCATATCCCAACGGAACATACGAGGCTGCAACTGCATTACAAATGCAAGCCCAAGGTTTGAGTCTTGGATGTCGGCCTTGTCACGCGAATCAGAACGATTTTGTACCGACCCGTAAGCATAAGTTGTGGTGTTGGCATCTCCTAATTGAACTTGATTGTCTCCTGTTACTGCCGAACTTGAGCCAACGCCAGTTGTATTATCGTAGTTTGTATTATCTAACGAATCTGTTCCTAACGCTGTGTTGTAACTTCCAGTTGTGTTGGCAGACATACTACTTCTGCCAATAGCGGTATTTCTAAATCCAGTTGTAATTGAAGACCCTGCAAACCAACCGATTGCGCTATTCCCACTTGCGTTTGTCAAAGATTTTAATGCGCCAAGCCCGATACCCGTATTCAGAATGCCATCGGTGCAAACCAATCCCGCTTCTTCACCAACGAAAGTATTTGAAATGCCGCTCGTAATCGCCGTCCCGGCATTCTTTCCAATTGCGGTAGTGCCTGTTGCGCTTGTGACACTGTCGCCAGCGCCACTGCCCAAAGCAGTGACTGTGCTAGTGGTAATGCCAGTCAAGGACTCAATCGTGATGGCTTCATCTACATCGGTTCCATTGGAAACCAAAACCATTCTTTCCCCATTGGGGATTGTTACACCTGTCTGACCAGCCACTTTCATCGTGACCGTGCCGGAGGTGCAGTTGTTGTAGACGAAGTAGAGTTTCTTATTGGACGGGACAATGACCGTGCTGCCGTTCCCCGTAAACTCCAAGTACATGTTCCGGGCTACGCCGGTTGCACCATTAGGAATGGTCAAAGTCAGGGTAGTTCCCGAGGTCAGGGACTGAACCTCGTAGCCGCTGATAGCCTGCTCAATTAGGGTTCCCAAGTTGGTATTGGTGGTGTTACCCCAAGTACCCGCTTGATCGCCGGTTCCAATAAGTTCCAACGCGAGGTTGGGTGAATATGTACTAGGCATGTTTAAACCTCTACGCTGCTACCGGGGTCCAGATATCTGAATCGCCCGTATTAACTGGTGTCCAAACTGACGCTGACGGATCGGGGATTGGTGTCCACGGCCCGGTCGGTATGGGAACAATCTTACCCCAAACAGTGACTTGCCCCACGGTTCCCACTGCCGATACGCCCGTGACCATAACCACGGCATCCGCCGCAACTGCAACCGTGCCGACCTGACCTGTGGCCGAGACTCCGGTGGGTTTGACAATCGTCTCGACGAGGATCGTGACTTGACCGACAACGCCGGTACCTTCAACCCCCGTGAGGAATACGGTAGCCGAGCCTGTGGCAGTAACCGTACCGACCGCGCCTGAAGCCTGAACCCCCGTGACCGGAGCATTGGCATCCGCAGCAACCGCAACCGTGCCAACCTCGCCAGTCGCTTCGACCCCGGTAAGTAGGATCGTGGCAGTGCCGGTAACTTCGACTGTACCGGTCTGTCCGTTG